TCTGCAATCCGCCACCAGGCCCGCAACCTGCTCGACTCTCGCTTCGTGATCTACGGAGTGAAGTTCGACCTGCTCGACATCGAGCGCATGATGATCGCGGTCGAGATGGAGCATGACCTTCCAGGGATCGCTTCCACCCGGACCGCCCTGCGCGCCCTGGCGTACAACGAGGCCCACGTCGAGTACCTGCGCGACAACGACCCGATGGTGCTGCGCCAGATCACAGCGCCGCTCCCCGAGTTCGAGGGCGTCTCAGTCCCCGAGATCGTGGGTGTCCGTGTCGGCTGAGCCGTGTCCCCGCTGCGCCACACGCGAGGAGATGCGCGACGAGGACGGCCACCAGACGGTCGTGTGGTGTCGCTGCGGGGCGATCGACTGCTCGATTCCTGATGGTCCGCCACCGGAGCCAGAGTTCGTTTCCTGTATCGACGGCGGTCGATGCGAGGACGCTCCGTGCTGTGGGTGCGACGGCCCGGTCATGTTCATCATCGGCTGATCGCTCTCCTACCGTGGAAAGGTGGATCGTTCCTTCCATCTGCGGCCAGCCGCGGACCTTCTTCACGAACTGCGGCGCGCACAGCGCTGCGAGTACGGCGTGCTCCTCTGCCTTCCGACCAAGGAGTACGGCGGCGTGATCGGGAAGTGGAGAGGAACTGTCATGGTTGGTGGACACCGGATGGTCAATGTGTGGTTCAATGCTGAACAGGCAGGCGAGATCGCCGACCAGATCGAGGGGAGAGGGAGTGACGGACGCGACGACTGACCAGCAGTGCGAGAACTGCGGTCACTCAGTCCCCGTCATCGAGATCGAGCGCGTCGTCGAGATCGAGAAGATCGTCGAGGTCAAGAAGGAACTGACCCTGGCCGAGCGCACCGCGATCATCGACGCCAGCGTCGAGGGCGAGTTGGAGCGGTTCTTCCTCGATCGTGCGCCCGACCTGTTGCTGGTTTCAGATTCGGCGGTCACGGTGGCGATGCGCGAACTGGATCGACGGCTACCTCGCATCACGGCGGCATCCCATCTGACCGACGAGGCGCGCGACGCCAAGATGGGCAAGCGACGCAAGCGGCGACGGGATCAGTTCGATGGGTAAGCGACTCACCCCCGAGGAGCGCGCCGATCGCGCGATCTCCGAGAAGGTCTACCAGGGGCAGATCACTGACTTCGCCGAGATGTACGGGTGGGAGTGGCGGCACTTCAAGGACTCACGCAAGGCGGTCAAGAGCGGCAACAAGACCTTTCTCGTCGGTGATGCTGAGGCGAAGGGCTGGCCCGATCTCGTTCTGATCCGTGCACCCGAGTTGCTCATCATCGAGGTGAAGAAAGAACTAGGCAAGGTGACTCCCGAGCAGGAGCACTGGCTTGGCCTACTGGATGCCTGTGGGGTGGAGACGATGGTCGCCCGTCCTTCCACGTTTGAGCAGGTCAGAGGGCGTCTTTCGCGTCGCCGCCCCCCGAGCCAGGCGGGACCGTGACGTATCCTGTTGGGCGGGACGGCGGAGTCGGGCCACCTCTCCCCCTCTGGTCCGGCTTCCCCGTCCTCATCACTGCTACACCCATCGGGCTACTCTTGACTGACAACGTATCGCTGAGGTGCCCACGTGCCGCGGAGTAGCCCGCTCACTTCATTCAGTCTCGAACGAGACTCGCAGTTTGCTATTCGGCGACCCCGCCGAACCTCTGCGCGGGTATCGAGTGCCGCACTGCAGACCGTCGGCGAGATCACGCGATCGGCGTCGAAGGACGATGCGTGGCAGTCCGACGCCTACACCTACAACGAGTTGGTCGGCGAGGTTGGCTTCGTCAACAACACGACGGCCAACACCGTCGCTGCCGCTGACCTGCGGATCGTCCGGCGAGACGAGTCCGGCGACTGGGTCGAGAGCACCGACCCCCGAGCGCAGTCCGTCATGGACGCCTTCGTTGGTCCCGTAGGGGGGATCGAGGAACTGCTCCGTCGGGCAGCGATGCACATGCAGATCGCCGGGGAGTCCTGGCTTGTCGGCACGCAGATCGAGGACGAGTTCCACAACCCGCTAGGGATCCTGTGGGAGTTCCTGTCCACCGAGGAAGTCAAGGTGGACGGCGACGGGAACGTGACCCGCAACCCGTCGGGAACCAAGCAGTCGACCTACGGATCGAACGCCAAGACGGGGCAACTCGACGAGGATATGTATATCGCCCGGCTGTGGCGGTCTGATCCCCGGTGGTCCGATCGCGCCGACTCACCCATGAAGCGGGTGCTGCCGATCTGTCGTGAGGTCGTCGTGCTCACGCAGGTCGTAGACGCGATCGCCAAGTCACGACTCTCGGCTGGGATCCTGTTCATCCCCGACGAGATGTCGTTCGGTCCCGACGACGAGACGGAAGATCCGGGCGACGACACCGACGACATCGACGAGTTCATGCACGAGTTGATGACGCACCTGTCGGCCCCGGTCGACGATCGCACTTCGGCTGCGGCTCTGGTGCCTCTCCTCCTGCGTGGCGCTGCCGATCTCGGTGAGAAGGTGAAGTTGATCGAGGTCGCTCGTGATCTCGACGATATGTACCAGCAGTTGCGCGAGGAAGCCCTGCATCGGGTGGCGCGCGGTCTGGACATCCCGCCCGAGATGATGGAGGGCAAGGGCGAACTCAATCACTGGACCGGCTACAACATCGACTCCGAGTTCGCCAGCAAGCACGTCATCCCGTTGGGTGAGGCTCTGGCAGAGTTCATCACTACCTCGTACTTCCGGCCGATGCTCGTGCAGTTCGAGGACTTCACCGAGGAGGAGGCCGAAGCCTTCGCCTTGAAGTTCGACTCGTCGTCGATCATCTCCAAGCCCGAAGCGGGTCAGGTTCGTGGGGCGTGGGACCGTCGGGTCGCCAGCGATCTCACCTACCTTCGCTCTCTCGGACTCGATGAGGACGCCATGCCGAACGAGGAGGAGAAGAAGCGTCGCTGGCTGGAAGCGATCCTCGAATCGGATCCGGTGGTGTGGGGTCCTGTGCTCATGCCGGTGCTTCACCCTGAGACAGCGGACCTGTTCAACGGGCTGGGCGCGCCCGTTGCGGCGATCGACGCTCCGAGTCGAGAGGGATCGGGCATGACCGGCCCCGACACGGCCCCGGATCCTTCGTTGGTTGATGGGATGGACGAGCCTGACGCTCCGTCCACGTCTACGTCAACGGTGGACACCAGCGCTCTCGTCGACCGTCTGGCTGTCGCTGCCGATGCTGCGTTGGAGCGTGCGCTTGAACGGGCTGCAAACCGGGTGCTGCCCTTCGTGAACGGTGATGAGGAACTGCGTGCCAGGCTGCGATCGACCGAGAAGGTCGACGTGCTCACCGCTATCGGCTCGACCCGATTCCGTGGCTTCTCGATCTCCACAGACGAGGTGATGGCTGGGGCGTGGGACTCGTTCGAGATGAAGGGGCGCGCTTGGGTTCGTCGTTACCTCGTGCAGACCGGCGCGCCCGACTGGTATGCCGAGGAGCAGTCTGAGGCGATCATCGCCGAGATCACTGGACTCCTACAGCAACACGCCATGTCGTCTCTCCATCGCCCGATGCAGCGTGGGGACAACGGTTTGCTCGTCCCGACCGATCTGATTCGCTTGGCGTTGGAGTCGGCCGCACGCGTTCCGGTGGCCTAGATGGCTTTCGTCGACCCGATCTCGCAGCGGAGTCTCGAACGCGAGACGGACAACGTCACTGAGGCGAGCAACGTCGCCATGACCGCGGTGTCGATTCAGATGGCAGCAGGGATCGCTAACTCTGGTGGCACCTACCAAGTCGACGAGATTTACAACTCCGACTGGTGGGACAACGCCGTCGACGCCTACATCGTCGTGGCTCTGGCTCTGGCGATGGAACGCTACGGCTTGGAAGCGGCCCGCAACTACGGCGTGCCGATCTACACGCTTCGCGGCACCACGTGGGCGCTTGGGAAGGCTCAACTTCTTGACGCTCAGGCCGATGCGGTCAAGCACTACAACAACACGATCCAGAATCGGGTGGTCGCCCTGACGGCGGACGCCAACACCGCTGGGTGGAGCGACACCGAGTTCGCCGCCCAACTCGGACTTGTTCAGGATCGAGGGCTGACCGCTGTCGAGGTGGCGACCCTCCTTCCCGCCCCGCCCGGTGGATCGGCTCCCACGGTTCCGGCGGCGGCTGTTCAGCCTGGCCCGCTCTCTCCTGGCATGGCTCGTGGGATCGGAGAGACGGAGGCGCACACCGCTGCCGAGGGTGTCGCTTCCGGGGTTGGCGCTGCGACCGGCAAGGTTGGGTTCAAGGTGTGGGATACCTCGTTCGTCAACTCTCGCCAGACCCATATGGACGCCAATGGGCAGACGGTCCGGGTGGAGGAATACTTCGACGTTGGCGGCGAGATCGCTTTGTACCCCGGCGACTGGTCCCTGTCTGCGGCGAACCGGATCAACTGTCAGTGCTCGACTGGCTACGAGTACGCCGATGCAGGCAAGGACTGGACTGAGGAGCCGACCCGTCTCCGTGGCGATCAGTTGGAGGCCCGGCGCGACACGGTCGAAGCGAGGGTGTCCAGTGGTCGAACCACGCAGGACACGTACAACCGGCTCGGCCCGGACGGCAAGGGGTGGAGCGCCGATCGCGTCGCTGTCCACAACGAGATCCTTGATGACGTGTGGGCGCGAGCGCAGTCGATCCCGAACGACGGCGAGGTCATCTTCACTGGTGGGGTGATGGGTGCAGGCAAGAGCACGGCTCTGCGGTCGGAGGCGGCTGGGATCGACACAGCGCAGTACCTCGAACTGAGCGCCGATGCCATGAAGGAGGAGTTGGCGAAGCGTGGACTCGTGCCCACCTTCGGAAGTCTGGCCCCGCTGGAAGCCTCCGCTCTGGCTCACAAGGAGTCGTCGATGTTGGCCGACATGCTGGCCGATCGCGCCTACGCCGAGCGCAAGAACATCATTTGGGACGCGTCGATGCGGGACGCGTCGAAGATCGCCCGGCAGATGGATGCGGTGGCGGCGGCTGGATACAACACGCCGCAACTCATCTTCGTGGACATCCCCGTCGAGATGTCCGTGACCCGTGCTCTGGCCCGACATCAGCAGGGTCTAGAGGAGTGGCTCGGTGGCGCTGAGGGCGCTCTCGGTGGCCGCTACGTTCCCCCGGACGTGATCCGAGCGCAGGCGGGAACTCGGTTGGAGTCCGTGAACCTCGAAGCCTTTGAGGAACTCATCAACTCGAAGAACTCGACGTGGCAGTTGTTCAACAACGCCGGAGATGCTCCCGTCTTGGTCGCCGGGGGTTCCGAGGGCGCGTCCATTCTCGATCTGATTGGGCGTCGCTGATGTCTCGTGAGTGTGGTACAATCCACCACATGAGGATCAGGTAGACGCCATGAGCGCAATCACCGACAGGATCGACGAGTACGTGGCCGGGGACATCACCTTCGCTGCGCTCACAAACTTCCTGGCGAACTTCGACTGGGAGATCGTCGACGAAGAAGATCCCGCCGACCCCTTCGCCGCACTCCTCGAAGATGGTGGAGACTTCCCCGCTGACGGCACGTTCGACGAGGTCACGGCCGCTCGCCACCGCGGGAAGTTGACTGACGACGAGTTCTTCACGTTGCTCAATGCCCACAACGCCCTGACCTGACTCCCGCCCCCCGGAGGCACCACGGCCTATGATTGCCGTGGACCGTCCTACCGGGAGATCTCGTGTCAGAACCCACTTCGGACTTCAAGGCCGCTGCAGCCGCTATCGCCGCGGTTGCTGAACTCTCGCTCGCCGATCCTTCCAATGGCGTGCCCGACCAGGCCCCATCGTCAGTCAACCTGCGGGAAGCCGACGACCACTCCGCCGACTACTGCGGCAACTGCCGGTTTTTCAACACGGCCCCCGAAGCCGACGGGATCGGTACCTGCGTGGTCGTCAAGGGCGGGATCGACTACAAGGACATCTGCGACCAGCACGAGCGTCGAGCCAATCCCGCCAGCGGCGTACTCCCCGC